GAAGAGGAGTCCATCCCGGGCTCTGGGCTGGTTGGATAGGTGTCCACGTATTTATAGCAGTAGGAACGATCCCCGTCCATGCAGGGCTTGATATCGGGGTGATCGGAGCCCACGGCACGGTCTAGCCTATACGGATAATAGCGGACGCGGCGTTCTGCGGGGGGAAGGTGATCCCGAAAACACCAGCCGATGAGAAACGGAGCCCCCCGAAGTCCATGACAAGGACCGCACGATTAGCCTTGCTGCTGTTATAGATCATCGCTCCGTTGGCACTGAGCGTAGACGAGATCGACAGATTAGCGAACGACACGAGGGCCGTGGTGCCGTCGAACGTCGGAGCAGTCTGGGTAAGAACCACACCACCAGCAGTGTATCCCACTGCTACAACTTCCCCAGCCGTGCTGTACACCGTTGTAAGCGCACTCAGGTTAGCCGCCTCGGTATAGAGCGCCAACTTGAAGACGTCGCCTGTACTCGGGGTAAAGTTGTGAATCCCCTGCAGGAGCTCTACCTTGAACGACGTGCAGGCAGATTGAATAATGCTCATGCTTGGGCTCCCGACATCGTACCGTCACGGTAGTCGTCGCGCTTGGAGCGCAGGTCAATCCCAAACAGTTGGAGCATAGCCTCGTTGTACCGGTTGGTGTACAGCTGCAGCATGTCAGCCTCACCCTTAAGATAGGTGTAAGCCTCGATCAGCGTGCCGTACAGCAAAGCAGCTTCGGCGTTGTCACCAAGCCAAGATGTGCCGGTATCCACGATGGACGGCGGGTCGTAGTAGTAATGGAGCTCCACCGTGTAGTTCCCGTTCGGCGTAGGTCCAAGGATGAAGTTACCCGTAGACACGCCGCTATCCCCATCGAACTGGGCATAGTACTGGGGAACCCCCTGCGTGCTGGCACGGGGATAAGCCTCGCGGATAAAGTTCACGTCCTTATCGTAGAGGTACATGTAGTCGCCTTCTCCGTCGATCACGGCCAAAGAGAAGGCAGAGAGGAAGTCCGCAGGGCGAGCCAGATACGGATTTCCAGAGGTCAGGGTGCCGGTGGTGTTCTTCCTGAGTTCGGGAATCTGCACCGAGCGGTAGATGCGCTCCTCTGCCTGACGCACGAACGTAGGAATGTTTGCCACGAAAGACGTCTCAGACGTTTCGAGGTAGTCCTGCAAATTCTGCGTCAGGTCAGAGTAGTTCATCTATCAGGCCTTATACTTGCCGCCCTTAGAGGCTGCACCCATGCCACGACACATGCCGCCCATGGCTTTTCTTACGACGGCGGAACCGGGGACGCTCCGCATAAACGACTTATCCTTATACGCGTCCTGCCCATACGTGTCGGCGAGTTTGGAGTCCCGTTCATAGCGCTCAGTCATGGCGTCTCCGACCTGCTTCCGCCTGCCCGTCGTGACACTGTGAAATTCACCATCGCCGTATTTGCGGGCAAACTTAGTTTTGCTACCCAGACCCGGCATAAACTCTTCGCGGTCTGCGCTCCGGCGCATCTCAACGCGCTCTTTCGCCGTGGGCGAGGCGGGCTTCGCAGGCTTCGGTGGGCGCTTAGGAGTGGCAGTGCCCGCTGCGCGAGCGGGGCGCGGAGTAGCTTTCTTCATGTCATTCTCCTTCAGGTGTGACCACGGTCACGGTTCCGACAGAAACTACCATAGACTGTGCAGGGTTCCAAACGGGATTCCAACCGAACAGTCCGTTGCCCGGAGCGTAGTCTGGGCGTGGGTTCATCAGCGCCTGCGGATCATTGATCTTCAAGCGACCCAAGAAGTTCTGCGGCTGATCAGGATCGACAATATCTCGCCCGATACGAAAGCCCGTCTTGGTTCCGTTCTGGTACTCCCAGACGAGATCAGAGAGCTTGTACCGAAACCCGCTCCGGTCGCACAGGCCCCATGCGTGCTTACCCCGTGCGTAGGCAGACATATTAGTACCCCAGCATCATGGTGTTGAACGGGACAAACATCACCGACGAGCGATCTCGGTCTTCCGACGCGGCCAGTTCAAACTGTTCCTCATAGACTTGTTTGAGCGGCAGTATCCGTGCAGCGGCTTCGGGCTTCTTCATGGCGATGTAGTAGGCGAGTCCGGAGACAAGCGCAGGCACGAAGCGCGGCGGGATAGATGTGACAGTGCCGCCGATACCCGCTGACAGACCGTCGATCCCCTTGAGGCGATAGTAGAAGAGCGTATAGGTCTGCCCGCTATCCGGTGCTGGCCACAGCGTGAGTGTCGTAGACGTAGCCAGTCGCTGCACGAAGATTTGTGTCGGACGCCCTGTGATCAGTTTGTTGGTCTGCTGAGCGTAGGTGGATACCGAGATGCGCTCCAGTGCCGTGTCTACCTGCGAAGTCCCCGTGCCGGTGCGCAGCTGATGCTCGATCAGGTCAATCGTGTCCACGGGGAGAGTATACGTAGTCTGGCCCGCTACCAGCGGTGTGGTGCCGCTCTCGATAGTGAAGAGGTTCAGGCCCCGGTTGGCCCACTCCAGCGTCATGATGTTGAGGCTACGGCGAGCGGTCTTCAGGTCATAACCCGAACGCATCTCAAGGCCAGCCCGTTCAAAGGCTTCCTCGAAGAGTTCCGGCATATCGGGTACGACAACGGCCATGACTTAGTCCCTGAACTTCGCCGTCTTTTTGGCGATACGTTTCGGTTGTGCTACGAACTGCTTACCCTTAGCGGTACCAGCGCGCTTAGCCCGAGTGGTCGCAGCATACTCTGCAGGGCTCAGAGATTCACGTGCTTTTTTCGGGAGGTACCGTTCGCCGGTTTTTCCCGAAGGTTTTCCGCTCTTGGTACCCCAGTCCTCTTTGCCCCACTTCGACAGGGACTTCTGCGCTGAGGTCTTCTCGCCGGTATAGGCACCGCCCTTTTCCTTGTAGATTTTCCCAGCGAGTTGCATGGCCCGGGCGGAGTGTTTCCCGCCCATCTTGGCCTTAGCTTGTGACTTGGCCTGCTCCCACAATTTCTCGTTGGTGCGGCCCATGGCTCACTTGAACCCTTTTACACAGCGGTTGGCACGAGCACAGCCGCCCGGGTTTCCGCACTGACGGCAAGGAGTGAATACGGGAGCTTCCGCAGCCTGTTCGTCTACGGACTCCACGACTTTCGGCTTAACGGGCTTCTTTGTCATTTCTTCTTCCTCGGAGCTTTGCCGCCTTTGGCCAGCGTGATAGTCGGCTTGACCCGCGCCATCATGGGTGTTGCCATCGCAGACATAGCGGGACGTGGAGCCATAGCGGGGGTAGGAGCCGCACCTGCGGCTGTACCGTAGTTGAACTCCGGATCAATACCCGGGCGGTACCCTACAGGGGGCTTGGTAGCCATCATTGCGGGCTTGGGTGCAGCGGCAACAGGCGCAGCGGCCCTAACCATAGGAGCGGCGGGCCTACCGGCCCTAGATGCGGCCATAGCCGCAGCCTTATCGGCGTTGCCGTCCTTACCAGATGCAGCTACGCGTTGGCTCTTGGTGGCATACTTAGCTGCGCCAGCGCGGTTACGCGCGACGTTCTCCGGCGCTTTCGATGTAAACCCTTTGACCGAGAACGAAGGACCTTTTTTGTCGTTGCCCTTGTTGTTGTTGTTGCCACCAACGTTCCGGTCTTTCTGATCTCTTGTTCTGGGCATCAGCACATCTTCCCTTTGGTTTTGCCCTTCATGCAGCAACCATCGCCGCGAGCCATCCCACCTTTAGCCATCTTAGGCACAGTTCCGCCCTTTTTCATAGCGGGGACCGAGCGAGCCATACTGGCAGGAGCGGTCATGATCTGCCGACCCATGTTTGCACGAGACATCATTTCTTCTTCCCCACTGTTGCGCGGTTAGGTGTTTTGAACGCGGTCTTCGGCTTTGCTGCAGGCTTACCCTTAAGCGCACCCATGAGACCCTTGACAGCCTCAGCGGCTCGCCCGCCGATACCCTTGGACTTCCCGAGTGGGATCACCTTGGGGTTAGTACGACTGGCGGCAAATGGTGTTCCCGCAGCCTTACGGAGGGGGGTGGCGGAGGTTGTTGTGGGGCTAGCCTCAGTCTTGGGAGCCTTGCCCTGCTTAGGGGCTTCACTCATCACTGAGGGGCCGGGGTTGGCTGGACGGGCTCTAGGCCGCTCTGCTCCGGGGGGCTTAGGACGTGCCTTGGGGCCTTTGGTCATACCAGCTGGCTCACCCTTCAGTTGGGTGGAGTAGCTTTTGCCGTTCCAGTCGAACGTAGCTTTTTTTGCGTTTCGAGCGGCAGCAAAAGCCTCTTTGAAGTTAGCCATTATCTCTTCCCCTTTTTGGCGGTGGCCTTCTTGGCTACGCCCTTGATAGAGCCTTTGTTTTCGGCAGCGTAGAACACCCGCTCCCCTTGGTCTTTGCCGTACTGCTTGAGCATCGCGGCCTTGATCTTCTTACCTTTGGCGGTCAGTGGCATGTCACTTCCTCGCCTTATCGCTGCGGTTACGAACCGACTCTCGGCGCTGCCGCTCCTTAAGTTCCGGTAGCGCACCGGGCTTGATACCTTCCGGCCCGACCGTGGCATTAAGCATGTTATTCAGGAGGCTGGGCTTCTTCGGAGGACGTCCCCCCGGAGTGTAGTCCTTCATATTGGGCCGTTTGTTGGGGACATTCACCAACTTCCCACCGACGCGCGTAGCCGTTTGCAGGCCGGAGCGCGGCAGTTTTTTCTTCTTCTCCATGTCAGCGCCGGGTTTTGTCGGTTTCATGGCGTTTTCCTCAGCACTTCCATGCTCGCAGGCTCTTATTGATCCTGCTGTTAGGGT